TCGTCCTCGAATGGACTTTTTTGATTTCTTGCGTATCTTAACGCTCTTTGTGATTTTCCGTCAAAGTGCAAAAGTGTTGCTCTATGAGTGTTTCTTGATGCCAACATATAAGTAAGTGGCGTGTTTTTTTTCTTTAGGATATATACTTTATCCACTAAAGTCTCTTGATTTTTCATTTTATAAGATTTAAATTTTAAAAAAAATAGAGAGGGGAATTAACCCCTCTCTTTATTATTAATTATGCTTCAAAGATGAAGAAGTTATTTGCACCTAAAGTACATAAAGCTCTTTCAGATAAGAATTGTACTTCCATAGCATCTAAGCTAGAAGTAGAAGCTCCACCAGCAGAACCAGTGATCCAAGTTTTGTAACGTCTATCTTCGGTTTCAGAAGCTCTGTAACGTACGTGTAAGAATGGACGTTTAGCGTTTTTACCAAGAACTTGGTCATAAACAGTAGTAGAACCAGCTGGTACTAAAACTCCATTAACAGAACCACCTACAATACCACCTCTTAGTGTAGCATCATTTAAGTATTTCCAGTCAGTTTTGTAGAAATCGTAACCTCTACGAAAACCTGTGAAGCCTAAATTTAATGACATTTCTCTATCATTATCAAATAAACCATAAGAAACACCACCAGCAGCGTTAGAAGATTGCGCTCCCAACATGTCATCAACATCAAAAGAGAATTGACGATTCAAGAACAATACGTTTTCTTCGATTGCACCTTGTTTGTCAAGTCTTTGAATGATTGAGTCAAAGTCAGCTAAAGCAGTTGGATTTCCACCACCCCAAACATTTCCTCTATCATTGATAGAATAGAATAAACCTTCAGAACCTTTATTTCCATAAACGCTTTGAGCAGCAGCTCCAGAACCAGCCTCAGCAGGAACAGCTTCAATCATACTCATTTCTAAGTAATCATCAAAGCGTAAACGAGTTTCGTGCTCAGATTTGATATACCATAAGTATCCAGTTGCTCCATTTTCAGTAGTAACTTCTACCCATCCGATTTGAGCCATATCAGAACCAGAAACAGCATATTTATCTTTGATGATAATTGGGCTGTTCTCGAAGATATCATCAACAGCCTCAAGAGACTCTTCCATACCTTCAGTTCCCTTTTTGAACTCAGAACCATAAACAAATGCAGTAATTACAGCAGTATTACCAAACATTTGTCCAGTACCTTCGTAATAAGCTACGTCAAAAGTACCAGCAGTATAATCTACATCAGTAATAATTGCTTTGTTTGAATTTGCAGCAGTATTATTAGATGATAAGAAAACAGTTTGACCTTTTCTAAATGCGATTTGACCAGTTAAAGTATCATTTACAGTAATTGTAGCTACGTCAGCATTTACAGCGCCGTCAGTAGAACAGTCAGCATATTTAGTGTGTAAACGCCCTTGTTCAGCCCATTTGATAAGGTCAGAGTTAGATGGCATTTCGGCTCCAACTGCTCTTAAGAAAGATGCAACTGAGCGGTTTCCGTAACGTTCAAACTCTTTCTCATAAGTATCAGGAAGATACTGATTCAAGAAGTTGAAGTCGGTGATGTAATTTGTAGAAAGAGTTTTTCTTTCTGCGGACGGGGTTAATGCAAACCCAGGAGTCGATAATACAGACATAGTTGTTTTGTTTTATTATTTAATACTTCTAATTTTTAGTCCTCTACCACTATCACTATCCGAAGCTGTAACTTTAAAACCTGATTGACTGCTAGATTGAGGAATACTACGTGTATCCATATCTATATTTTTAATTTTTCTTGTGCTATCTAATAGCGCATCAGTCTTACCTTGTTCGTAAAAGAACTTAGCCATTTTCTCAGGATTCATAGCAACTGCTAATGAACGGTGATAACCCTTAGCGTCAGATATTAAACCATCTTTATCTAAATACTTAGATATGAAATTAGTTACATCTGATTGAACATTCTTTAACTCTGTGGCATCTCCAGGTGAAAACGTAATACTCTTATCTCCAACATTGAACTCAAAACCTTTGAACTCGTTAGAAAAAATTTCTTCAGTCTTTTTTTGAAAATACTCAGACTTCCTAGAATTTTCTTGCTGATAGGTCTGTGATTCTTGAACGTATTTCTTGTAAGCATCGTAACTTTCTTTTTCATCGCTAGAAACTAATCCACCTTTCGACTCGATAGGTATCTTGTACGCCTCTTTTGAATCCTCAAAAAACTTCTTTGCTTTGGCAAGCTCTTTTTTCTTAGCAATTTCTTTCTTCTTAATGTCTTTCGGCTCATCAAGGTCCTCATCATAAGCAAATTTATCCTCAATAAGATATGCAATATCGTCTTGGTCTAAATCTTCCTCAGTTTGAGAATAATACTCAGCTAATAATTGGTCTGGATTTAAATTATCAAAGTTTCTACTTAACTTAGCAAAATCTTCAATACCTCTTCCAGTCTCTTTTTTATATTTAAAGTAAGCAGATACGTCACTAGGCAACTCTTCTGCTTCCTCTCTTTTTTGAAGTAACTCGTCAATAGAATTTACTTCTTTATTGTATTTGCTCTTAATGTATGAAAGAACATCTGAGTCTCCATACTCTGGAGTAACTACCGTTTCTTCTTGAGCAACCTCGGGTACTACTACCTCTTGATGTTGACTTTCTTCATGTTGGTCTAAGAGCGTTTGTTCAATCTCTTGAACAGACTTTTGCTCTACAGCTCCAACTTCTTTAACTGTAAAATTTTCCATTTGATTTGATTTTTAATTTTTAATTATAGTATTGACGCTTTCCAATAACCTCCGCCTAATGAAATAAATAAATAAGATGTGTTTGTAGCTACTGAAATACTTGATGATTGACTCGCAATTCCACCAGCTGAAATTACAGCTGTTCCAGATTGATTACCTCTTACAGAAAAACTATTCGCATTGTTCATTGCAAAAACATATACAATTTTTCCTACCTCAGCAGAAGATGGTAAAACAACTTTATCGGAAGCTCCAGTAGTTGTTATAGAGTTTAAGTTATAACTTAAAATTTGATATGGAGATACGTTCTCTATTTCAAGACTTCCAAATGTTTGAGTTCCAGCTGTTCCAGCAGGCCCCTGAGGTCCAGTTGGTCCTTGAACACCTTGTTCTCCTTGTGCGCCTTGAGAGGCTAATAACGCCCAATGTGTCTCATCTAAATCTGGAGTAGTTGTTCCAGAAGTAGCTAATATACAGAACCAAGAAGCCCCATCATATCCTACAGCATCATCTGCTACATAAGATGTTCCAGATATCCAAGCGCCTTGCCACTCTAATCCAGCAGGTCCTACAGGTCCTAACGGTCCAGCAGGTCCTTGAACTCCTTGAGGTCCAGTAGCGCCTACACCTACAGTAGAAGCAATATCTTCAATTGTAAAAGGTTCAGTTGTTTTATTTAATACAGCTGATTTTCTTTCAGTTAAATCTACTGATGTTGCTATTCCTATAAATCTAGTTCCACTAGGTACTGTTGCCATATCTTATTTTTTTGCAAAGTTAGTTATTTAATTATTATGCTTTATTAGCAATTCCACTTGTCTAAGGCTAACTTTTTTCTTGTTGGTTCGCCATTAGGTTTCTTTAAATGTCCTTGCATACCTGACATTCTATCACAAAATGATGCTCTTCGTTTAGCATCTTTACTTCCAGGTTTTAACTTAGACGGAGCTGTAGTTACTGCTGTTTTTAAATTACTACCAGTTTCTCTGTTGTACTTTGCAACTCCTTTAGCGGTAAGACCCCCACTTTTAGATTTTTCGCCTCTACCTATTGATAGATTTACTTGTTTCTTTGCCATATTATCTTGGTCCGAATTGCGATAGGTCAAACGAGTCTAAGTTATCATTTGTAGATTCAAAATCTACTGGAGGTAAGTTATTTTTACGTTGGTCTATCAGTTTTGATTGTTGTGTATTTTGTAAGCTAATACGCTTGTCTTTAGCTTCTTCTTTCATCTCCTCCTTGGTCTTAGTTGTCTGAACTTCAATACCTTTTAATTGCATATTATAGTTAAACTCAACTTCCATAAGTTGTAGCTTAGCTTGTACTTCGCTTTGCATCTTTTGAATATCAAACGCAGATTCAGCTTGTTTTACTTGTAGTTTAGCTTGAGTTTCAGCTTGTATTTGTTGCATAGCTACTTGAGCTGCTAATTGTTGAGATTGTTGTTGCATTTGCCCTTGCATTTGCTGAGCAGCTTGAGCATCTTTTTGTTTTTGCTCTTCTCTTTTCTTTCTTTTAAGTTTAAGAAGTTGATTAGCAAGTTTAAGATTTCTCATCTCTCTAATATCAATAGCGTCTTCTAATAAAATAGAATCACGAGATAATGATATTTGAATGTTTTGTTCTAATTGAGCCTTTTCTTCTTCATCAGGTGATACTTCGATAAAAATACCAAAGTCATAAATATATAAGTCTTTAATATCTTCTAATATACCAACACTATATTTACCAATCTGATTTACAAATTCCTCTTTAAAGTCAGAATATTCTAAAATATCTGCAACTCTATAAGAAATTGCTTCAGATAATGAACGAGTAACATATAAACTAGACTCTAAAATATGCCTTGTCGCTGTATTTGAATTTAACGCTGCTAATTTCTGAACACCTACCAAAGCATCAGGGTTTGGAGTAGAGCCGTCACGAGCCTCATTAAGACCAGTAACATCTCTAATCATTCCCATATAATGATTATAACTTCCGATTAAACTTTGAAGTTTTGCTTGACCGCTATTAGTGCCTAATTCAGAAATTGGAACTCTTGCGTTATTAAACTCTCCATCACCAGTATAGCTTCTACCAATAACACTACCTGTTTGGAAATATAATCTTAATGCATCTTCGGGATTGTAAGCTGCTCCAGTACCTAAATCAACCTCATTTATACCATCAGCATCAATGAATACCCCATCAGGCACTACTTTAGCTAATACTTGTTGCATTTTAAGGTGAATAATCTGAATTAAATCAGCAAATGGAATCATTCTTTTAACTAATGACTCAATAGCTCCTTTATACATTCTTGGAGCGACCGCTACATAATTTGGTATTGCGTGTTGAGTAGCTGATTTAGGACGTACCATGTTTTTAGCTAACTCCCATTTAAGTACAATATTTGTACCAGCAACCATAATACCGTCATACCAAACATCAATGACTTTTTCAACCTTCTCGAAGTTACCTTCGTCCATCATTTCTTGTGGAGGATTGAAGCTATCGTCTTTAGGTATCATTTTCTCAGTACCGTTCTCTAATTTCTTTTTCTTATATACAATTCTTTTTGTAGTCTTGTAATTAAAATAAAGTAATGTAGCAGAATCTCTACTAAACATACTATTGTTTAATTGCGATAATCCATACTGACTATTCCACGCTTGACCGTATTTAGATATTTCAGCCAATTGGTCTAACGTTAATGTTGGGTCAATTTTCATTAATTCAGTTGTATGAACTGTCTTAACCTCACCCCAATAGAAACAATCTTTAAAGTAAGGATTTTCTGTATAGCTATAAATTACATTGGCTGGATCTACATATTCAATTCTAACTCCATCACCAGCTAAAAACATGTGTTTAGCCATTCCTACACCAATAGTAGCAATATCTAAATCAATACTCTTACGAATATCATTATATTTATTATCGTCAAAAATCGTATTAATAGCTTGTTCCTCAGCTATTTCAATCGCTGGTTTGTAATTAATTTGCATAAACAATGATAATTCATCATCTGTTTCAGGTAATTCTCCTGGCGGAGTATCAAATGCATCGATACCGAATTGGTCCTTTACTTGAAGCAGTAAGTCTTTAGCAGCCATATCGGTCTGAACTGACTGTTGAAATCTATTTCGTTTATCGGTAGACATAGCATCTTGAGCATAAGCCTTAACCTTAAACATTCTATCAGTCATTCCGTTAACTACAATATCAATAAACTTTGGTATGATAGGCACTGGGGTCCAATCTAAATTTAAGTGACTTAAATCGCCATCAACCGATATTTCGTCTTTATATTTACCTACCGATTGTTCGCCACGAGCGTATAGTCGTAATTTATGAAAGTTTGCACGTTGGTCGTAAAACCTACATCCTTGACTGTCTTTATTAAACCACTCGTATAATACAGCGTTTCCAACTTGTAATCCGTACTCAATAGATTCTTTTTCTTTATCAGTTGCAAATTGATTTGGAAAATTTACTTGAGATACATTTATTTTTACATCCTTCATTTATCTTATTATTTCGCTACGTGTTCCGTGATTATTGTACTTTGCAAAGTTAAAGATTATTTTCGATTCTTTTTTAACTTGCATATACGTATTTTTTTGGTTAGCCATTATAGCTAATCCCGAACTAATCGCAGCATCAAATTTCGTTCTGTTGTTAATATCAAATTTTGCCCACTCCTCAATAGTACGTGTAAAATACATTGAACCCATTTCATCACTATCTCTATAAGTACCTTCTAAATCTAATCCAACATATTTTTCAATGTACGACTCAATTGCGGCAGCGTGAGACTGCTTAACATCTTCAGATGAGTTAGGAATACCTCCAAGCTCTTTTTCTGTCTTAGAAAGGTTGTTATAGTGCTTATCTGGTCTGTTAATAGAGAAACCTCTATATCCCCTATTCTTAAAGTGGTATAAAAGTCTTGGTTTATTATTTTCTACAAGAATTGGCATTCCATAAAATACACAAGCCATTAATACTTCTTCAAAAAATATCTCAGCAGTTTGTGGTCTTGCTATATATTCTAAAAAGAAATGATTACTTGGTGCATTATCCATGTTGAATTTAGTAAGTCCGTGAAGTGAGCCATTTGAACCACCTCCGCCAACAGTGCCTGATATATCATAGGGGTCGCATCCAAATGCCCCGATGTGGTCATTTGCCGCATATTTCATTCCGTTTTTATATGTAATTGCATTTTGTAGATTTTTCTCAGGTATCCACGAAACATTAAATCTACCTCTTGGGTCAGGAGTCCAAACTACTTTAGTGTCTTTTTCTCCATTTAACCAACTAAACGAACCTCGCGTAAGTACTCTGTCTCTAATTAAAGAGTCGTTATAGTCTATTTGCTGATAGATTTTTGTTAAGTTGAATATTGATGACTTACTTTCGTCTCTAAAGGCGTGAGACTCTGTTCTTGAAAACTGTCTATAAAATTCATTAAGAGCATCTGCATCATTTTTTAAAGACGCAACCTCGTTTTCCCAATAATCAATAGCTCCATTAGAAATCATTTGACCGTCTATACCTTGAATAGGTTTTGATGGATTTCTAAATACGGGCATACCAAATCTATCTATATATCCCTCAAAGTTCCATTCCATTGGAATATAAAGAGAATACATACCTGATTTAGTTTGACCATTGGCATTACGTGTTTTTACATTTGACTCCTCATATAGCTTTTTGAAGTTAGCACCCCCTTTTTCAAGAGCATTTGGAGTAGACCCCATCATACACTTACCAATAATTTTAGAACCCAACCTAAGACATGTTTTAGTTACACGCCAGTTATTTAAGATATTATCTGGCTTAATCCATTTGCCCGATTCGTCATGTACAAGCAAAAGTAACTTCTCACCATCATAACTGTTGTCGGCAGTATTTTTCCAGTCAATAGTAGTATCAAGACCTTTTATATCTGAATTGTTGTCAGTAGTCTCGTACATATTTTTCTTGGTAATCTTAGCTGCAGGAACTCTAAATGCAAGTTCTGTCTTTGGCTTATCCATACCGTCTTGAATAGGTTTAAAAAAGAAAGGATAGTTATTTATAATCGGAACTACTTTATTGGTAAACATTGTTTTAGCATCGTTACCAGTCTTTGACAATATACCAAGTCTAGCATCTTTTGCTAATGTACCAGTATTAGATAATTCACTAGACCCCATAAATGAAAATCCAGAACGTCTAATCTTAAGATATACCATTCCAAATGAACGATTATCAGCCTTACACGCTTCCCAAAATATATGATAAATTCTATTAGCTTCACGATAATCAGGTAAACCAACGTCAATCTTGGTCCATTGTAGATACATATAATGCGAGCCAGTAATGTACGTCTCTACTCCATTATTCATAAAAAAGAATCCGTGCTCTCTCCTATCAAATTCTCCTTCTATATAGTCAACCCACTCATCCTTAAAATTCTTAGGCATAGTATGCCAATTGAATATAGTCTTGATATTGCTAAGCTCTTTAGGGTATTCAGATGGTTTCCAATATTGATTTTCTTTTTTGTCGTCACGTTTATATATGATTTCTGGAGTTGAGGGTAATGCGACTAATAGTCCGCTTATATTATAAATATCACCAATAGTACCGTCCTTAGATATTACTACTATGTCATATTTTTCATTATAACCATACTCCCAACTCTTGTTCTTGTTTTTAGTAACAATTACACTTTTATTAATATGGTCTTGAACTACTGTATATAAATTATTTTGATCTTCTTTCTGCAAATCCCTGTACTTTTGGTTCTGTTTTTACATTTGTAACTGAATCATCAACCAATTTTTCTTGCTCTAATTCTATTCTACTAAGAATTTGAAAAGCGTCTTCTATAGCAAGGCGTTTTGTAGCAGCAGCATTCTTAAGTTTATCAGCAGATAAGTCGTCATCACCACCAGATAATACTTTATCCTCAGCAATTTTAATTAACTCTTCAACTGCTTTATAACCAGCTGCTATAATTCTTTCTTTGATTGATTTTAATTCCATTTTACAGTAATATTATTTGTAAGCATTCTGTATAGCTTCTCATCATTTATATAAAATGGGTACTCACTATTTGGCTCAAAAGCTATAATATCGTCTACATTCATTCCTAAATCTATTAGTTCTTGATTTATATATTCTATAGTACCTATTAAGGGTTCTTCTTTTGTATTTTTATGAATAATAGAATCTTGTGTTTGTATAGGTTTTATAAAACAATACTTAGAGTGAGCACTCCATTTGTTGTCATGAAAATACATAAAAAACTGTTCATTATCCACCATAAATAAGTCGTCTTTAAGATAACTAGCACCACTCTTTTCGTTTCCTTTCATATCATAATATAACTTAAATACATTATGATGTACGAGCAATAAATCCCCTACTATTACATCTCCTTTATATCCTATAGGCGTAGACACTACTACTCCTAATCTATTGGAAACGGTATGGTCTTCTTGAGATGTACTTACTACTAAATCAATACCACCTACACTTTTAGTATTATTGTATCGCTTACCATCTAATGGCTTTACGATGAAGCAATATGGTGATTTCATTTAGAAGTTTATATTATACTCTACTGATACTGGAATGTTAGAATTAAATTCCTTCCATAAAATAGTCTCGTCAGATTCATTTTCTATCCAAACCTGAAAACTACATCTAATTTCATTAAAGAATATAACGTGTATCCTATGAGAACCCCCAAGAACCTCTTGCCCTTGAAGGTAGCTCATAGCGTTTTTATAGTCTGGTCCTACTGATATTTTACGAATATCCATTAGTTATACAATACTAGTTATAAGACCATTAACTACTGTGATAGTTTTTACATCAGAAGTTGAAAAAACTCCACTAACACCATCATCTAGTGTTAAATCAATGATACTCTGAATACTAAAATTCTTTGTTTCATTTTGAACCGCTTTATCAGTACCAATCAATAAATCATCTGGTGTTGGAATTGAAATTTCTGGGTATAAACTTATTTTAGTCATTTATTTCTCCTGTTTGTAGATTAACACTTACCTTACCGTATTTCTCAAGCAGTAAAGCTTCTATTTCTTTATACTCTTTAGACAATGCGTCTAAGTCTCTAAATAATTTATGTTTTAATAATTCAGCATCGGCAATGTTTAGCTTTGTATCGTTAAACTTTTGATGTAATGTTTTTAATGTTTCTAATTCTTCTGTAGTTACTGATTTCATTTTATTTTTTTTACAAAGATAGTTAATTAATTAATAGGTATAAAAATATTTGTTTCTGGTAGTTTTTCTAATCTACATTTTAACGTATGTTTTATTTTTTCTAATTCAGTTTCGTTATTTTCTGATAACTTATTATCTGATAATTTACTCATAGAGTTTTCAACCCAAGAAGTTATTTGTTCTTTTGTTATTTCTTCAAACTCTATAAAATTATTCATATTTGGTTTTGGAAGATTAAGACATCCATAAACCTTTTCTGTCTTACCGTTAAGTTCAGCCATTAACTCCCAATGAATATTTTTTATAGTATTGTTAGTTAATTCTCTATCGTAAGCTTTAAAATTCCAAGTATAAATTATTTCCATTTTAGTAAACTTTAGTTAATGTGAAATTCTGTGAGCGTATTGTATTCGTTGCGCTAGATGTTACCCATTCAGCGGTAATAGTCAATGAATTATTAACAGTTGTATCAAATACTGTATTACTAATCTGACCAAAGTGAACTCCTTCCATCGATACCGACGCATTTTTATTGTAAGTAAACATTCCATTTGCAAATAATTCAGCAACTCCTGCTTCTCCCAATTTAGTAACTGTAAAATCTAATATTAAATCATAGTACTTATCCGTTGTTGCAGCCAAAGTGTATTGTAATGCATCAATAATTAAAACGCCATTTGAACGTACTCTAATATGCAAAATTTCATTATTTGCACACGTTAATCTTCCACACATTTTAGCCACAAATGAATCACCAACCTTAAAAGCATTTGCAGGAACTGATAATGTACCAACTCCAGCACCTATTAAACTTGCTTCACCACTTGCGAAAACTATTGGCGTGCTTAAAGCAGTTTGTGCGTAAAGTCCGTTTTGTTGTGGAGTAATCCATTGCGTACCAGTTACGGTAGATGTTAATATTTGACCATCTGAACCTACTGAAGATGTAGAATCTTTTATAGATTTATATATGCTTAAATTTTCATTAATATAAAACGTATCTCCATAAGCTTCGACTAAATTGCTTCTATTTGAATTATCGGTACCATTACCAATAATAAATGCAGCTGCATTTGTAATAGGCGTGTTGTACCTTCCTTGTACGTGCTGATAATCTCCATCTGCTATAGTAAAGTACCCCTCTGCATGAGAAGAATTTCCGTTTGCTATAGAATTATCACCCTCTGCATGAGAAGAATTTCCGTTTGCTATAGAATTACCACCCTCTGCATGAGAAGAATTTCCGTTTGCTATAGAATTACCACCCTCTGCATGAGAACATATTCCATTTGCTATAGATTCTTTGCCTTCAGCATGAGAACCATATCCATTCGCTACAGAAGTATCGCCCTCAGCATGTGAAAAGTCTCCTGATGTTATAGTGCCTGTTCCACTACTCAATGAACCATTAATTAAAGCATCGCCCTCAACTTGTAATTTTTGACCATTGTCTACAGTTGTTCCTATTAAAACATTTCCTCTTAATATTGTTTTTGTTATTGAACTATTACCTAATACAACTGAATTTGACCCAACTCCTTCGGTATCAAACCCTATCATAATTGAGTTATTATCATTAGGATTCAAACATCTTGTAGATGGACCAATACCTAAATTACCGCTTCCAGTTGTATTTAGGTATAGTGAATTTGCACCAATTCCAATATTGTTATCTCCAGTTGTATTTGAATAAATTGCAGTAGTTCCTATAGCAACATTATATAATCCTACAGTATTTAAAGCTAATGCATAATTTCCTAAAACTACATTAGCAATTGAATTTCCGCCTCCTCGTCCAACATTTATGCCATTAATTAACGCATCGCCCTCAACTTGTAATTTTTGACCATTGTCTACAGTTGTTCCTATTAAAAGGTTTTGATTGTCTGAAATTCTAGCTGCTTCTGTTCCATTTTGCAAAATTTTAACTGGTAAATCTGTAAAAGTTCCAAACGAAGCCCCTGTAAATTTATTGAAACTCAATTTTCCTAAAAAAGTACTGTCCGTATCGTATGCTGAAAATTGGTCGGATGAACCAAACATAATGATTTCATCTAAACAAAAGATAGTACCGTTTACGTTTAATTTATAGAAATCATAGCCTCCTCCAATTGTAACTCCAGCACCACTTTCAGCAATTTGACTATCTCCTAAACCGCCAATTGTAAATTTAGGTATTGTGTTTGTTGTACCTGATATATGCACTGAAGTTTCTTTCTTGACTAAATCAATATCTGTAATTCCTGACTTCCACCAGTACTCAACCACACTACCACTTTCTAATATTCCAACTGTCTTTCCTTTTTCCCTTAATATCTCTGGAACTCCGATATACGCATCTGATAAAGACGCGTATGTTCCGTAATGAGAGTCTACATTCGCAGAAGGATTTACAATTTGTATCTTGTTACTTAAGTTAAATGTAGCCATATTATGATAATGTTATTGTTAATGTTAAACCTAATGGCACTCCACTTTCATACGACAATGTTTTATAACTAATAGCACTTCCTCCAGCATCATTTACATTAAATATGGTTTCAGTAAAACTTGCAGTTATATTTTCAAAATTAGCCGTTATAACGCTAACTAATGATTTTGTAGATGGTATTGATAACGCAAATTTAGTAGAAGAAACAACTGGGGTTATAAAGTTATTGTAGTAGCTGTAATTATAATTTGGTAACGCTCTTACTTGTGCCGAATTTACTGGCAAAGAAGTTACATCTCCGTAAAATTGCTTATAGTAAGATGTTGTTGTAAATGAATTACTTGTTATTACATTTGTATTTGTAGCAACTATTTCAGAGTTCCATACGTGTTGAGTTCCATTTCCATTTATAGTAATTGTACCTATATTTACGCTGTGTGGACTAGTTATTGATAACCCAGTTCCAATGATAGTTGATGTAGTGACATCTCTTACCTTTAATGAATTTGCAGTTATGTTTCCTAATTGCGTAAATGAAAAATCAAATGACTTTAATCCAGACAATGTAGTCCCAGATTCTACTATAGTAGAAATATCGGAAGTGTAAAAACTTAATGTAGGAATCACGTAAGGAGCTACAATTTGCTCTATGATATGCGATATTGTTTGACCAGATATATCGGTAGTCGCGTCAAGACCTCCTACTGTAACTGTAGTAGGGCTTGCTCCATCATACACAGCACTTGGAATATCCTCTGCTGTTACAAATGGATGAATGCCATCTTCTCCATCATTTATTAATTGAGACGTTTTTGTTATATCAGTACCTCCAGTAGATACATCTACAAGTGATATTAAATAATCTTTATCTTCTATTATTGCTCCGTTTCCAGTATAATAAGATAATGTAACTTTGAAAAAATTTGGCTCTGGTAGATATTCTTCAACTTTTACCATTCTAAATAAACCAAATATATTTATATCATCTGCTTTATGAATAAGTACTTTTGTACCTGTTAAAAAATTTAAGTAATCAGATACGTCATTTCCTTTAAGTGTATATTTACTTAATAAAAACGAAGTGATATTAGAGATATTATACGGAGTACCTACTTGTGGGTCAAAAGTTATTGTTCCAGGAAGTCTAATATCGCCAACCTCAAGTATATCGTATTTGTAGCGTATTGGAACGCCAATATCTATAACTTGATTCTCGTTAAAATATTCAGACAGCTTTGTAGGTGTAAAATTCTTTGTTGAATATTGCGTTTGAGAATCTGAACCAATCCATTTATCAGAACCAGTAACTTTGTCATCAATCTTATATATACTTATTTTTGTCATAATTTTACATAGATATATACTCCAAACGGAATTAAAAGCAATAATAACCACCACCAATTAAAACCTGATTTACGCTCTATAAACTTACCGTTCTTTTTAAAATCAACTTTTTCAACTATCTTTTTTTCGCTTAAATCAGACGTTGTTTTATCCGAAACTATACTTGTATTTACTTTTCTTTTTTTATGGCTGATTTTAGCGTTAAAATAACTCTTACCGTCTATTACTATAGGTTTAAGAATGTCAATTGGTTCAATACAAATTTCATCGGTACTATCAACTACTTTAATATCTGTATTTTCTTTTATCTGTACATTATTCTGTGTAGTTTCAATCTTATTGGTTTTAATCTCTTCAGTAGATTTATTTACCTTTCTTGTAGCGCAAGAAGTTAGTAATAAAATAAAGATTATAATATATTTATATTTTCGCATAAGTAATTCCGTTATCGATTATTGTAATTCCTTTGTCAATTCTTTGCTTTAAAGCTTTCCAATCAAATCCAAACGTTTTTTGAAAGTGCGGAGCGTCTTTAAACTTTTTCCAATCACCACCCCACTCATAACCTTTAGACTTAAAAAATGAAACTACTTCTTTCCAATGCTCATCGTTATACCAACTTGCAGTTTCGAAAGTTCCATCATTATTTTTATCATATAATAAAACAATATCGAATGCTAAACCGTAATTATGAATACTTTGCCAACTATCTGCATTTGTTACTTTTGGTTTTTGCAAAAACAAAGCGTGCTGTTCTGCTGGACTTCTAAAAACATAGGCAAAACGCAGTCTAACCCCTTTAGGAAGCGCATTATTGCATTGCGAATACAAAGACAATAATTCTTGTCTTATTTTTGGGTGTGCCTTATTTATCCTTTCAATTGTAATTTTGTCATCCATTTTATTTTATTGTAAATATTTTAAATAATAAAGTAATCAAAGCACCAAAAATAATCACAAAGGCAACTTTAAATTGATTTACATATACAGAAATTTCGTTTTTGAAAATTTCTAATTTTTCAACACGCTCATCAGTTTCTTTCATTTGTGAAACCATACCTTTGAAGTTGTTAAATTCACTTCCTAATAAAGCCTGTTTAATTTCTTTTATGTCTTTGCTTAATTGCTCTAAATTATCGGTACTCATTTTCTTAGTCTTTCTACTATGTTTGTAATTCCTTCAATTCCTATGTATGCAGTTGCAATTATAACCCAATCAGATGAGGTTAATTGACCGCTAAATAAACCTCCACAAGCTACCATAAAAACAAGTAACTTGCGAGAAATCCATTTATTTAATATTATATCAAATTGCTCTTTGCTCATTTTAAAAAATGTAATACGATTGAGGGAATCATTGTTGCTAATAAATCTTTATAATCAAATCCTTTATATATTATTTGGTCTTTAATTTCTTTACCTAAAGCGAATAAAAATACTATTCCGATACTATATAAGTTATTTAGAAAATAGTTGCTTAAAACGTATATAAAGAAGCCATAAATGAAATGATTTGCTTTATCTTGTGGTATTAAAGTCATATTGCGAATCCGTGTTTACTGTTTTTAGGAAATATTTCGCTTTCAAATTTAATTACGTTATCACTCATAATATCAAAAGAATAACCATCAGCATAAACAGGAGCGGTTAATTCATTAAATTCTGCATCGTATGTTCCATTTGTTAGAACAATTTTACCAATTTCAACAACCGCTTGAATACCTTTTCCGTAAGATAAAATAATTTCTTTGTCTATGTTTTCAATCTCAATAAAGACTCCTTTTTTAATAAAGTCTTTTATTGCAGTTTCTTTGTCTGTATAATTTAATTTATATACCATTTTAGATAGTTGTTAATTGTGCAAGTTCAGTATTTGATAATCCTGTTTTAAATAAAATAGCGTTATTAAAAGAAACACTTTCCTGATATGCAAATAAAGTTTCTGAATCATTTAAAAATAATTCTGATTTTGTGCCGATATTTGTAAAAGTCAAAGAACTTGTAGCTTCTAAATTGCCATTTATATACATTGCAAAATCTCCGCTTTTGTATCTTATAGCAACTTTTGTTCTTATTCCATTAGCAAAACTATTGGTTGAAAGTAATGTTATTCTTTCAAAAGTTCCATCCCCATAAAATTGGTCGAAATTGAATTTATTAGTCGCTTTTACTTTTGATAATGCAATTTGAGAACTTGTGCTTGGAGTCTTATTTGTATTTAATATATTCGTAAAGATATTTTGAATGTCATTCACAATACCATCAAAAAATATAGTTCCTTCTGTTTGTCCTATTAAACTACTTATTCCTGTTTTAGATATTACATCAGCGTTACGAGTTACTGAAGTAGCTACAGTCGGGATATATGAAGTTGGGTATGAACCTACTTCTAATTGAGCACCATATAACGAAAAATCATTACCAACATTAGCTGTAGGAAGTGAAAATTCTAAATAATTAAATGACGGAATCGCAATAGTTAAAAACTTAATATTTAAACGATACCAACCATTACCATAATTTTGGATATTTGCAGTAACCGAAGAGTTTGCAGACTGTATTATTGTAATTGCTTGTGTAGCTAAATTAAATGAAGCTCCGCCCCCCGCAAATCCCGAAACATTATCAACGTAAGTTATTTTAAATATATTAGTATTTCCTAATACTTTTGCAAAAATGCTTAAAGAATAAAGTGTATTTCCTAAAAAAGTTGGATTTCTTGTTAGTGCGGGAAAAATTGTTTGACCCGATGAACTTGCAAATGTATCGGCGTTTTGAATTCCATTAGGACTTATTGTTGTATTTGCTGTAACCGACGCTCGAACTTTATTCCAATCTGCATTATCAAATTGTTCTGAATAAGTTAATAAATTAGTTCTCTGTGGCTCTACCAATAAACTCGGACAACTTCCGTTTGTGTAATCTATTCGTGGTACATTAACACCTACGCCTTCAATCAATCCCGCACTATTAACTCTCGTTGCTGTTGTAGCACGAACTACAGTCATATCACCTAAAGTAGTGTTTGGAACTACTGAATAAAGTACGCTTTCTTTATATGCATTTGGCGTAATACAAAGAGAAGTTTTATCTAATAATCCTATCGTGTTTAAACTTTTAAGCGTTGTGCTTAAACATAGTTCAGCCTCAAATATACCGATATCCACAGCAACTCGAGCCTTAAATGCTTTTATTAATTTAGATACATAAGAGCCTAAGCTTATAGCTCTTCCAATTACATTTGATATAGATATTTGCATACTACCAGATTGCTATGATGTCAGTAGCATCTGTTCCAGTAGAGAAAACTTTTAATACATTTACTGGAAAGAATGTTCCATCCTGTACATTTGTAAATGTAACCTCATCTCCGCCTTCTGTAAGAACTTTAAGAGAACCGCCTGTTCCTATGTATAAAACACAAGGTTGTGTTGTTGGCGAACCCGTTACATTAGGTATATCTGTAGTATTTGATGGAGTCACAGCCGAAGCTCTCATCCCTTGTAATTTAAAATAACTCATAGTATTTTGTTTATTAGTAGTTCGGGATTATTTAAATCCTCTTTTCTTTTATCGCATCCACAATCTATTCCAGTTTTTTTAGAAATAATTTTAACCAGCTTTTTTATTCCAGTGAAAGTGGTTATTTTTTCTATCGTGTTACCAAGTAACATTACTTCTTCTTAACTTTCATTAAAGTTTTAGTTCCTTTTTTTTCTGCCATACGCATTTTAGGACCTTCCATTTTTTCGTGCTTCATCATTGCTTTTTTAGATGAATACATTTCTCCAGTTGTTTTTTCTTTTATCATTTTAACAAGTTTTACAGGTTGCCCCTTTATTTTTATCTGTTAATATTGAGCCAGATGGCTTACTACTTTTTGCTTTTTCAGAATTTATATTAGCTCTTTCTTGGATTCTTTTTCTATATTGATCAAAAGATTCGTCAGATGCTTTATTTTTACTATAGTCTTCTATTTTTTTCTCAACAACCTTTTCTTTCTGAGTAGTAGGAGTGAATTTATCAGATTTCTTCATAAGAGGAGCCGTAATATTAGTTTTCTTAGCTCCAGAAGCAGTAGGAATAGAAGCAGATGTAACCTCTCTTGAACCTGTAGTAACTGTTTTAGAAGATTTTACTTTAGAGCCAACTGGAGATATTGATGGTGATTTTGAAACAGATTTTTTACTTGCTGGAGTAGTTGACCTATTTACAGCAGTATTACTCCAAGACTGTCTATATGTAACAGCACCAGTTTCAGGGTCTGTAGTTTGAGACCTTGTAATTGGCGGGTCAATTGTCTTAGTTCCGTTTTCTTGAGAAACTCTCTTTTTAGCTATTGCGGCTAATGCAGAGTTTTTCATTGGTATTGAATCATTTTCGTTTGCCATTATTTCTTTTTCTTACTTTTACCAGCAACAGATAAAGCTATAGCTACTGCTTGCTTTTGTTTCATTGATGGATGTTTTTTCATTTCTGTTCTAATATTTGAACTTATTACTTTCGAACTACCTCCCCTTTTTAACGGCATCTCCTTGTTTTTTAACGTTACCCTTTAGATAAGACATCTTTCCATCTAAAGATTTTTTTGAGTCCCATTTTTTAGCTAAAGCTACTGTCTTTTTTAGTGACATTATTTTTTGTTTTATCTTTGCAAAGATATAAAATTAAATATAATGGACTTTAAAGTAAATTTACGTAAAAACTACAATAGAATAGAGCCTGGATTTGATTATCTTAAATATTTTAGGATAGTAAAGTATTGGGCTAAGAAAAATTACAAGATTAATAATTCAGATTTTGATATGGTATGCTATCTATATTCTGAAAAATTATTCACTAGAAAACAATTCCAAGAACACGAATGTACGTTTAGTTGGGATAAAGATAGATTTAATAGGCTTGTGAGTGATGGTTGGATTACAAAATGGAGGGAGCGTGTTGGAAACGAGAGTGCTTTGTACGAAATATCTAGCAATGGAAAGAGAATGATAACCTCTGTTTATAAAAAGCTAAACGGAGAAGAACCTATATCTGAAACAAGGCAACATAACGCATTATTTAATAAAAGAGTTTCGTATACTGACAATATGTACAAGCGTACTATTAAAAATATGAACCGAAACTATGCTGAAAGAAGAAGGCTGCGGAAAATAGAGAGTGACCTCCATCAACAGCAGCCTCATGTAATAAAATATAGAGCAGCTAGAGGACTACCACCACATCAGCCTCCCGAATAATCGTGTAAGGCACGTTTTCAATCAACATAGTATAGCCAGCTCCTTTATCGTAGTAAATTAAGTCGTTTTCTTTGATTACTTCTACATTAGTACCTGGTTTTACTACTAATCCTTTCTTGTATCTAAACTTATCAGCATCACTACCAGTAAGTAGCAACCCTGATTCTGTTTTTATCTCTTCATCAATCGTTTTGATGATTATATATTTGTTTATTGGTTGAAAGTTACTCATTTACGCTCGTGTTATTGTTATAATTGCATTTGTACTTAATATTGTCGTTGCTACGCTTACTGCGTTCTTAAGTGCGTTCTTTGTTACCTTTAATGGGTCGATAATACCCATCTTAAACATGTCTCCATACACCTCATTCTTAACATCATACCCCCAGTCCTTAACAAACGATAACTCCATTACCTCATATCCGTCCAATCCAGCATTAGTCATAATCTGCAAGAGTGGTGATTGTATTGCACGTGCCATAATATGCATAGCCACATACTTATTTGGACTAATATCGTCAATTGTATCGTCTGCATCAGCAATAATACTGTAAGACTCACTGAACAAGGCTAATCCACCACCTGGTAAGATACCTTCCTCTAACGCAGACCTAACCGCACATACAGCGTCGTCAACCCTATCCTTACGTTCCTTTTGCTCAAGGTCTGAGTTACCACCTACATAAATAACTCCAATACCACCTGTTAAACTAGCGATACGTTGCTTGATAAAGTCCTTGTCTGCCTTTTTATCCGATAAGTTATAAGCATCCCATAGTTGAGCTACTCTTTGAGTTACTTCATCTGTTGCAATTTCTGAACGTACAATTACTGTATTATCTCTTCCTACAATAATCTTGTCTGCTTTTCCTAAATCATTAATCTCCATTAAACTCAAATCGTCTCCTGTGCTCTCTGAGAAGTACTTAGCACCTACAGCCAACGCAATATCACCCATCAACTCATTCCTCTTGTACCCAAACTGAGGAGGTATAATATTACATAGCTTAAGGTTGTTCTTTACTACGTTTGCGGCTAGTGTATTAATTACGTTTTGACTACAAGTACCGATAATTAATAACTTCTTCTGCTCTTGAATAACAGTCTTTAATATCTTTTCAATAGATAAAATATTACTAATCTCCTGGTCGGTAACCAATACTAATACGTTGTCTAAAATGCACTCGTCTTTCTTATGGTCGTTAACAAACATATTAGATGTATATCCTCTTTCTATCTTAATACCATTTGTTACACTCGTATATGTCTCCGATGTCTGAGAGTCTTCGATTGTTACAATACCGTCCTTACCGACCTTTTCGTACGTACCAGCGATTATAGCCCCAAGTTCCGAATCGTTATTCGCTGATATTGATGCTACATTACGTAATGTTTTACCACTAACTTTCTTTGCTTTCTTTTCTAATCTTGATACGATTGATGTCGTAATGTCGTTAATGTGTCGTATTACTTCTGTTACATTATGTTTGTCGTTCAAAAGCTCTTGACCTTGTAGTACAATTGCTTCTGTAAGTACGATAGAAGTTGTAGTCCCATCACCAGCACTTGTGGCTGTACGATCAGCTGCTTCTTTCATCATTTTTACCGCTAAGTTTTCTACTGGGTCTAATAAGAAAATTGACTTTGCTACTGAAATTCCATCTTTTGTGACCGTAATTCCATGCGTGTGATTTGGACTTTCAATTAACACTGTTTTACCTCGTGGACCGAGTGTGCTCTTTACTGCTTTAGACATTGTAGTGATGCCGTTAATTAATTTATCCCTACCTTCTTTGTCGAATAATAGGTCCTTCGGAGAATATCCTGTACTCATTATATTTTATTTAAGTTTTATAGGGCAAATATACAACTTTTTTTAATGTATTATATATATTGGCTTAGTGACGGATATATAACGCAAAAAGCGCATATCACTTAAGACATACGCTTTCTTGTTATACTTTACTAAAATATAACATTCACAAAATTAATTGTGGTCGACCAGGAAACGCCCCAATCCTTATACCTACTTCTTCATAATTATATTGTGACTCAATGGACCTTGCTTCATAGCATCTGCCATAGCCATAGCGTTAGCCATTCGCATGGTCTTCTTAACTTCTTTCTGAGCCTTAGCAGCTCTTACTATTTTCGTGATGCCAATTGTTTGGTCTGGCATCGGGTTGTTTATACTCATAATTTATTTATTACAACTTGTTAATGTCCCTCCTTTGCATGGCGACTTTAAAGAAGATTTTGTATTTTTTTCTCCTGCCAATCCTTCTATTCCGATACTAGGTTTTTTATTATCTTTTCTTAATTGCTCTACAGTCATTCCTCTTGTCGCTGCATTTTTTTCAAATTGCTTATTTACTCTATTACTAGCGTCCTTACTTATAGAGTCTTTGTATTCATTAAACCTTCCGACACCGCCCTTGCTTACGAGTTCTTTTTTCTTATCGCCCTTTTCAATTACAGACATTTGTTGCCAAGTTTTTCTTGGATTAATACTGTCCTTTAAGGAAGTAAATTTTGGGTCTGGAGTCATGGATAAAGGAGTATCTCTTTTAATTGCCATAGTTGTTTTTTTTGCAAAGATACAAATTAATACCAACTAAATGTTATACCGACAATAAACAAGTAGATTGAAAACTCGTTGTTCGGATAATCTTCGTCCGCGTAATTCAATTCAAAGCCTAGTAATGGTCCGTTTGTAAATCCTATTTCTATCATGTGGTAAAGGTAATGAAAAAAAATTGGTAAAAAAATTTTTATTGTGTATGCATGGTATTGAGATAACCTACTGTTCTACGCAATCCTTCCCCAAAAGAAAACCTATCTATTTTTACCCCTCCCCCTACCATTTCCAACTTTTCACCTCAAATTTTTGGCTTTTTTGCCACGCCTCAGGGACGGCACCAACATCAAAGCCTTACATTGCGCTTGTTGTCGCTTGTAGTCGTTTGTTGTCGGCTAGGCTAGCCGTAAAAAACCCCACGTGCTAGGCGGGGTTTTTGTTGTTAGTTGTCTCGCTTCTGTAACATCATTGCAAGATCATAGGCACGCTGTTTCTTTGCTTTGATATATTCTAACTCCTTTAAATTTTCAAGCCTTAAAACTTCGGCTTTGCGCTTCCTTTCTTTTTCGCGCGCTTTTAAGTTGTTAGTATCATAAACCATTTTAGCATCCATACGTTTATAAAGTTCCTTATTACATTGTGCGCAACAAGTCGAAAGCCCGTCTTTTTTATTAAACGGATCAGGTGAGAATTTACGAACATCTTTTTTAGTTCGGCAAGCAAAACAAAATCTTTCCATGTTATATAAATTAAAATAGCCCTGAATAAAATTTGCAAGGTCTCAAGTTTACAAATAAAATAAAGGGCTTAATATTTTTAGATTGCTTTTTTTGAGACCGCAACCGAAATACAAAGATACAAAAATAAACCAATATATAAATAAATACTTAAATATATGTTTTTATCTGGTAGTACCGACACTTTGCAACCAGTTAAAAAACATAGATAGAATGTTGATATCATTGGGCTAATAGTATATTTTGGTATATAGTGTAAATATTATAGGGTATATATAGAGCCATATACAATATATACTTATTCTTTTTTTTTTAAACTCATAAAAAAATAATAATATAAGAATAAAGAAAATAAATCTTTCTTAAGCCTTACTACCATTGACCGCAAGCCCATGACAAACTTTTTTAAAAACGACACTTTACCTGGTAGTAAGTAGGTATAATCGACGCAAGCCCCGTAAACACTGAGATATATTTGTCACGCCTTTATTTTATTGGTATTTTGATTCTAAGGCACAAACTCGACGTTTTGATGCTAGTGTATGTATTGGTTTATAATATTGGTTTAAATGTACCTTAAAATAAGTTTTAGGAGGTCGCACGTGCTGTCTTATCCCACACCAACCCAAAACAATCAAATACAATCAATCAATGACTAAATATAAACAATAGACATTCTCTATACCGCAATAGATTTTTACTATGGTTAATATCCGTTACTTCATAACATAGTGTTATAAATATAACAATTTGTTATAATTCGCTTAAATAAAATAGTTTTAATCGTTTTATCTTTGCAACGTAATACTCTGGCGGGTTTATTGCAATCGAAAATATTTTTATAATCCTTTAGTTAGTAAGCACCGCCATGCTGAAAGCTAAAGGATTTTTTATTTACTATGAAATACAGAAACGAAAACTACATTAAGCAATCAATTGACGAGGCGAGAGACGCGATTAATAAGTACCAAATTGACCAAGTAGCAAAGCAATTAAATGACTATCAAAAAGGAACCAAACTAAGAGAGGCTGAAAATAAAAAACTTTTAAGACTAGCAAAACAATCTTTGACGATAGAAAGAAAAGTATTAAAATCGACATTGACCAAAAAAGAAAGAAACAGAATAAGTTATTTAAAAAATAAAGACAGAATAAGTCTATACGTTAAAAATAAAAAACAAATAGATCCTTTATTTAGATTAACCGCAATAATAAGAACCGCAATAAGAAACTCAATAACAAAAAGAGGTTATACAAAAGCATCCAGAACCCATGAAATTTTAGGATGTTCATTTGAAGATTTTAAAAACTATATAGAAATACAATTTTCAAAAGGTATGAATTGGGAAAATAAAAACCTTTGGCACCTGGATCACATTATACCAATATCAAGCGCAAAGAGTGAAAACGAATTAATAAAACTTAATCATTATACAAACTTTCAACCTCTTTGGGCGATGGATGATTTAATGAAATCAAACAAAATAATAAATAACACACAATTAAAATTAATTTAAACCCTTATAAACATTGACGTTTTAAAACATTAACAAATAATTAACGTTTAAAAATTAGGTTTGTATTTGATATCCTCCGTATGTTTGCAGTGTTGAAAGTGACAAACGAAAGTTTAAAATAATCAATAAGTTAAAAGGATATCTTAACAGGTTAGGCGCAACCCCTTAAAATGTTAAACGAGACTACAGTTTTAAAAAGTAGCGGAACCGATAAAACGGTATAAAATAGGGTAAGACTACTCAGGTATAAAAACCGAAGTCCTAGAGCTACCTAAATAGGGATAGACTAGTAAACGTATACGGATAAAATAGCCGTACTGACGAGCTACAGAATAGCGAAACGTAAACACATAACATCATGAAAAGACAAACAAACACCACAGGCTTGAAAGTTAAATTTTTACCAGTAACCAACACAAAAGGCAATCGTATAAGATTAACGCAAATGAACGATAATAAAAGCGTAATTATAAGCCAGCCCGATAACCTTGAAATGTTACAATACATTTTTTTAATACTAGACAAAACAGAAGAAGTTAACACCTACAGCCTACTAGTAGATAACACACAGCAAGACTACCGCATAATCAATATAGATTTTAAAGATAATTCATTTACTAACATTTTAAATAAATTCTAACATGTACAATACAGACTTAAGAACGTTTTTTATATCGTTCCAATACCGAAGCACAAACAAAAACTTTATCTTTCAAAGCGGAGCCGAACTAGTCGAAATTTTAAAAACTTACGACGCTACAGGTGTTGAAACTATAAAGGAATTTAACCCAAGCAAAGCAACCTTTCAACGCATAAGCAAAAAAGACATGCTACAGTGTTTTAATTGGGAGACTGAAACAATAGAATACTTAACAAACCATTATTTTTTTAAATAACATCATGACATACTTAAACATCAAAACAGCACAAGGAGTTGAAACAGTCGACCAATTAGAAAGAAAAGATTTTGCAACTTATAAAGATTATTGCACCGAACTAAAACGCCTCAAAAACGAGTACCGCGTCACCTCAAGTTGTTACGCTAGTATTTACACCTCACAAAGAAGCACAAACGAATGGAAGCAATGAAACATTTTTTACAACACAAGCGCCAGCAGTATATTTTCGCGGGCTTAGTAACAATTTACATATTAACTCAATTTTTAAGATAATGAAAAATTTAATTAAAAAACAAACACAATTAGCATACACAAACGACGAAAAAAACAGGCTTATAAATAACGGAATGATATTTTTATCGTTGGAAAATTACAAACAACTACTTTTAACGTTTGGTTTAAAACTAGAAACAAAAGGAGCGCACAAATACTATAATACAATGAATTCACATTTAGGTTATTGGCTGGAATGTAGTGCGAACGCAATCGACGAAATAAACAAAGGTTATGCAAATATTTACGGCAAATTTTACCAAGAAGAAATAAACAACGAAACAGAAAAATATTTAGAATTTAGAAAATTTAGAAATACATATTTCACACAATTAAAAAGCGGACACTTAATAAATATATAACTATGAAAACACTAGACATCACAGCAAAAGAATGGTTCGATAAAGTAAACGGAAATAGTTACTTTAGCGCAGAAATTACAACCGATTACGGAACAGAACAACAAAAAACGTACTTATTGCCATTTCAATACGGATACGGCAACCAATACGAAACAGAAGCCAAAGCAGTACTAACAGAAGCGAACAGAATAAGTACTAATTACGGGCAAAGCCTATACACGTATTGCAAGGATAATAATATTAAATACAACACTAATAAAATAACAGGCTGCAAAAAACGCGACCTTAAAAACTAAATCACATGGAAACAATCAAAAAAAGACTATCAAAAAATTTAGGCTACAACGTAACGGATCAAGAAATAATAATCCTTTACAGAAGCGGAAATTTAACCCTAACAGACAAAGAAGAAAACGAAATTATCAAATACCTAACAACATGACAGCAACATTTTACAAATTTGGAAGTAATAAACACGGTTTTTTTGTACAAGATGAAACAATTGATTTTGAAAGAAAACTAACTAAAAAAGAACTGTTTAAAATAGTGGATCTTAGGCACCCAGTTTTAAACGAAAAGGACTATTTCGAAATATTACTAAATAAAAAAAGTTTCTTAAGTAGTAACCATTATATAATTATATCATGACAACATACGAGCACGGAGCACAAGAAACCAAGATAATAAACAAAATTTTATCAGATACAATGCAGGGGCAAAATATATCTTTTAAAGTACTGGATTATTCGGATCAATATTTTTCTAAAATTAATATTGACCTTTACAACTATTCAAAAAAGCACGGATCCAAATTTGACGGCATGCAAATTATTTTTGAAAATGGTATTTATGAAGTTTCAGAATACCAAGCAGGAACAAACGCAAATGAATTGCATATTTATTTAGAAACAAAAAGTTTTAAAACAGCATTAAACAACCTACTAAAAGGCAACAACAGGAAACCTATAAAAATTTGGAACTAATGAAAACATTTTATATCAATACTAAAAAAAACAACCACGTTAACGAGTACACTAATAGCGACGGCGACCATTACAGCGACTTAATAAGCTACACGACACGAGTCGCCAGTTACAACCACGCCACAAACGAAATTAGCATCTACAACGCACAAAGCCAAACAACAATAAGCCATATAAATGACTTTCTGGAGTTTTACGGCTTCGATAGACAAACAAAGCAACAACTTTTAAATCAGATATAATCATGAAAACGTACGAAATAATGAAAACAACATTTTATATAACAAAAGGAAGTAAAAAAGTAGATAGTTTTTATTTAAATGAATTACCAATAAATTTTATACACGAAACAAAAAAGAAAAAAAACGAGCTTAATTTTGAAGTTGACAACTTAGGATTTTTTAAACGTTTAGCACCTCAAAAAATGTTTCCGATAAGAAGTAATAGCAATATATTTTTTAAATCGGTTATCGAGGCTAAAAACTACATTGACAACGCTAAAAAAACTATTTTAAACGATGATAGATTTTGTGACAGAATAAAAAATGAACTTTTAAACTATACAAAAACTTTTAAAATAATATCATAAATTTATTGTATCTTTGTACTCACAATGAAGTGAGACACATTGTACCCGAAAATATTTAACAATCCTGTCAAGGAAGCGTGTCTCACATTACCGCTGAATTGATGGGATTTTGTTATTTAATAATATGAAAGTTTGTACAAAATGCAAAGTTGAGAAGGAATTTATTTATTTTTATAAAAATAAATCTAAAAAAAATGGCTATCAATCAAAATGTAAAGAATGTGAAAAAGAATATAGAATAAATAATAAAGAATATAATAAAAAATATTATTTAGACAATAAAGAATATATAATAAAAAAATCTAAAAAATATTACATAGACAACAAAGAATGTATAAAATTAAATAAAAAACAATATCGTTTAAACAACAAAGAAAATATAAAAGAACAAAATAAAAAATACACATCTAAAAATAAAAATAAAATAAGTTATTACTTTAAAAATAGAAAGTTAGTTGATCCATTATTTAAATTAAGATGTAATATATCAACTTTAATAAGAATATCAATAAAAGGAAATAGCTACACTAAAAAATCTAAAACTTATAAAATACTTGGATGCTCGTTTGAAGAGTTTAAAACCCACTTAGAAAATCAGTTCACTGAAGGAATGACATGGGAAAATCAAGGACTGTGGCATTTAGACCATATCTACCCCGTATCACGTGCAACAGATGAAGAACACCTAATTAAACTAAATCACTACACAAACTTTCAACCATTATGGGCAATAGATAATTTTAAGAAAGGTAATAAAATTTAAAAAACAGCATGCATAAAACAGAACAACAAGCCCAAGCCAAGTTTAACCAAATGGTAAGTAACAACAAAAAAGTAAGACAATGACAACAACACAAAAAGAAGTTATTAAATTTTTAGAAAATTTAGTACACAAGCGTTACAATATTGATACGCTTAACACCGAACTTTCGCAATACTTTAAAGAAGATATAAAAGCGGAATTTGCAAGCGAAGACGACTACCTTACAGATTATAATATCGTGTTTGAAAGCAAAAACAAAGAAACTTTCGGAGATTTTGATATTTACGTACTTTTAATGCGACAACCAGGTTTTGACAACAGTACATTTATGGTTACAGAAATAGGATACGAATTTTAACACACAACTATCATGACAACAAGAGCAAAAACACTAACAACACACGAAAAAATAAATATCCGTTCATATTATACACGAGAAAGAAACAAAGCGCCTTACACAATGACTTTTGGTTTTTTAGAAATATGGAAATGGAATAAACAACAATACTATGCTTAATCGCAGTATACATATACTGTATAATCTATTCATAACATGACAAATCAACAAATTTTAGAAACGCTATCAAACTGCATTGAGATAGCAAAAACAACGGACAACAACTACACGGTTAACAAGCTCACGGAAGTAGCGGAAGCATTGATTAACAACAACAATAGAAAACAAGCCGTTACAACGCTAAAAAATGCGGGTTACTATGCGGACAACCTTTGGAACGTTATGGACGTTCAATTGATACGAGAATGTACCGAAACTGAAGCGTACAAGATACTCGATAAGGTAATGACAAACAGCTGGATAATGGAACAAATAAAAGATAGTATAAGAGATGAAAAATAAATACATACAAATGCGAAACAGTCATCGTTACGACCTAAATTGGTTCAATGACTACTACAACGACAACAAACCACACCTAGACATCAATAACTTTGCAATGATTTTCAACATGGGAGACTTAAATAAAATACTGGATCATCTCGACAGGATTTTTGAACTAACAACATTAACAGACAACAACCAAAAATTTATAAAAGTAATATCATGACACCAAAAGAAAAAGCAAGAGAGTTGTACGATAAATATTGGAAAATAATAGACACTTTAACTACTAAACAATGTGCATTAATAGCAGTTGATGAAATATTAGAAAATGTAAATTATTTTTTTAGTGAATTAGAAAAAGATGGTTTGCCTAATAAATTTGATGATGAAATCGAATACTGGCAAGAAGTTAAACAAGAAATAGAAAAACTATGATACAAATTTTAAACGGACGTTGGACAACCCAACACGGAGAACCACTAACAACGCCAGAACAACACCAACAATTCGCAGACAAATTAATAAGTGTTAAACAATACGCAAACGGAAAGAGATTAACACATCACAAAATTAATATTCTATTTAATATATTAGAATCAAATGACAGTACCGACAGCGCTTTAACAAAACTACTAGCAATGAATGGAAGTCAAATTAAAAACCTATTCAGATGATAACAGCATACAACACCAAGAACCGACCAAATCAATTTGATTTTTACACGGACAACAATTTCTTTAAAGAGGAGTTTATTGCTATTGTGAAGTGGGATAAAGTAATATTTAAACGCCCAACAATAGACACGCGCGTAAAAATACGAAGAGCAGCAAAGAACGGTAATAAATGGACATTCTCACTTGCTATAATAGACGGACAAGCGGGAAAATACGAAGTAGAACAGGACAACAACGAAAATTTAATAATGACGCTATGAAAGAAGAAACACTTGAAGAAGTCGCTGAAAGATTATATCCAATTAGGATAGAGAATGGAAGAGATTGGAATGAATGGGGAAGGAATAGGTTTATTGAAGGTGCTAAATGGCAACAAGAAAGAAGTTATAGTGAGGAAGAATTAAAAAGTGCTTTTAAGATAGGGTTTAACATTGGTTATGGTAGTCCTGTACAAGAGTTAGATTCAAAAAATGAACATTGTGAAAGATGGTTTAAACAATTTAAAAAGAAATAAGATGAAACAAACAGCAGTAGAATGGTTAGTAGAGGGTATTTTAAATTACCAAATAAAAGAAGGAGTTATACCTCAAAACATTATTGAACAAGCTAAAGAAATGGAAAAAGAACAGGTTACTGATGGTTATAGTGAAGGAAAAACAAACGGAATGGATATATCTCATCCACTTTCTTTAACTAAAGAAATATCAGCAGAACAATACTACAACGAAACATTTAAAAACAAATTATGAAAAGAATATTATTAGGAGCTCTACTACTATTGAGCATGTCAACATTTGCACAAGATGCGTTTGTTAAGAAATACACTTCTTATATTACTAAATCAAAAGGTGTATTGCAACCTTGGGTAACAACAGAAGTCACTGTAGTGTTTAATGCTGATAATGTAAAAGATATTGTATTATACTACACAGATGGTAGAATTAAGAGATTACATCAAATCACAGGTAGTAAAGATGGTAAAACATTAAATGGAGATGGTTATCAAATCATTGATTGCATTGATGAAAAAGGAGCAGAAATAACATTACAATTGTTTGATGATGATAAATGTCTTAGACTTATTATAGCTGATGGATATTTAATTGAATTTCATAAATAGATTATGAAACCAATACATAAACTAAATAATGGTAGAGGTGCTACATTGTGTCATACGTGTAGTATAATAATAACTACAGGACTAACAGAAGATTTATATTGTGAGAGATGTAAACCTAAACAAGAAACACTTGAAGAATTTTGCAATAGAGAATTAGAAAATTTTAACGGAGGTAATACCAGAAGCACAGAATTTGATTTAGGTTTTAGAACTGGAGCTATTATTGGGCTTAGATTTCCTAAAGAAAGAAGTTATAGTGAGGAAGAAGTAAAACAATTATTATTAAAAAGTTTACAACATAGAATTTTACTTGATGATATAGGAATACCTGATTGGTTTAAACAATTTAAAAAGAAATAAGATGATACAAGTATTCGAACAAGCCTACAACGATAGGATGGGAGTAAAGATAGTAACGCCTGACTCAGTTTCTGTAATTTACCGAGGAGTTAAGATCCAAAACAAGGACAACAACATCAAAATTTACAATCTTGCAAAAGGCGGTGACTTTTATAGAGAGGTAACGCCAGAGCAGTATAAGGTATTTACTGAAAATGGTTTTAGGAATGGAGTTTACGAGATTTGCATGGAAAACTACAAACGTACCTTAGATACATTATCTATCAAGATACGCAACGAAATGCAGTCCAGAAAGAACGTGAAACACTACGACTCACTAAAGGAATGGAGAACAACAATAATGAATAAAGTAACCGAAATTATAAACTTAAAAACAGCAGTATGAAAATAGCAATGAAATGCAATCAAGAACAATGGGATTCGATTAAAGACAAGTTAACAAATTACCATTTGATAACAAATTTTGATAAAGCTAATTATTTAATAAATTGTCACAAAGATTCAACTATTACAAATTTAGATTATGGATGCGCTAGTGCTTGGGCAGACGAATTTAACGAAACTTGGAACGAACAAATATTCCTTGAAGCTTGTGGAATTGAAACTAAAAAGATTTTTAAAGCTGGAGAATTACAATTTATGGCGGGTGATAAATGGTACAATACTGTTGGAGAATACCGACTAAAACCAAACAACACCGCAGAAATTGAAGCGCTTGAAAAACAAAAGTTAGAAATTGATAAACAAATAAACAAATTAAGATGAAACTAGACGAAAAATACAGCGTATCAACAGACGGAACAGGAACAATCCTAAACTTTACAGAACCAAGACAACGTGAGAAAAACGGAGTTACGATAGATTTCGTTCATAAAGATCAATGGTTTTTCCTTAATCTACAACAAGCGCTTAATAAATACTTAGATTTAAGTATAGAAAAGTCAGAAGACATTAAGGATTGTTTAAAAAGAATTGAAGAAGTAAGAACAATAATTAAATCAATTAAATAATGGGAAACTGGAGAAATTCATTTACATCGCCATTTATGGCAAGTTGGGATATTGACCAACCTACAATTCTAACAATAGAATCAGTAGAACAAAAAGTAGTACAACTGCAAAAATCAGAGCAAAAAGTATTAGCAACATTCGTTGAGAAAAAGTTTGCAAACGGAGAAGAAGTTAAGAAAATGATACTTAATGCTTCGAACTGCAAAATGCTACACAAAGCCACAAATTCAAACAATACCGACAACTGGAAAGGTATTAAAGTTGAGATTGGAGTAATAGCTAACAAAGGTAGAATCGGAAACGAACTAGGACTTTCAATACTAAGAGTACTAGGAACACAACAACAAGCCCCTACACTTGTAGAACTTAAAATTGACGACGCTAACTGGTCTAAAGTCTTAGATTACATAAAAGCCAACAAGCATTTAGGACTTGCGCCAATTGTTAAGAACCTGCAAACGCGATACACGATATCAACAGACGTTAAAAAAGAACTTGGTAAAATATTAGGATAATATGAAAGAAATAATAGAAAAATTAAGGTCGGACGAGAACTACTACGGAGAGTTCGGCTCAAAGTATATTAGTAACAGCGACATAGGAACGCTTTTAAGCAATCCTAAGCTATTTAAAGTACGAACCGAACCAACTTTACCAATGCTACAAGGTTCGTATCTACACACGGCTATTTTAGAGCCAGAAAAGATTGGTAACTTTGAAATAGTTGAAGCATCAACCAGAAACACAAACATTTATAAGGATGCTTCGCAAGGTAAATTGTTATTGCTTAAAAATGAGAAAGACGAGTTAGAAAAGTTGGTTTCGATTATAAAAGGAAACTTTAAATTCTATGAAGATATTTACGCAGACGGTAATATTTACGAAGAGCCTGCAACAATGGAATTATTTGGATTACCATTCAAAGGCAAGTGCGATATAATTTGTAAAGACTTTTTGATCGACATTAAAACAACCTCGGAAATTGACGACTTTCGTTGGAGCGCTAGAAAATACAACTATGATTCACAAGCATATATCTACCAACAACTATTCAATAAGCCATTAATTTTCTATGTAATTTGTAAGAAAAGTCATCGACTTGGAATCTTCACGCCTTCAGACGACTTTATTTTAAGTGGACGAACTAAGGTCTTACAAGCAGTTGATGTTTACAATAAATTCTTTAGCGACAAAGCCACAGAAGATATCAACAATTTTATTGCGGAACAAGAATTATAATTATATATTTGCAAACTGAAGAGCCGACAACAGACTAAAAAGGTAGGTTAAAATTTAAAATCAAATAAAATGACATTAGAAGGAAAAATTGAAGTAATTAGTTTAAATGTTGGGAACGAAAAATTCAAAAAAAGTGAATTAGTAATAACCACGGATGAAAAATATCCACAAAGTATCTTAATTGAGTTTGGTGGAGACAAATCAGACCTAATCGATCCATACAAAGTTGGTGACGTTGTAGAAGTTTCAATCAATATCGGAGGTCGTAAATGGACAAATGCTGAGGGGATTGACAAGTATTTCAATTCAATTAAAGGATGGAAAATTAAAAAACTATCTGAAGGAGCACAGCCGTTACAACAACAAGTACAGGAAGATTCACTTCCTTTCTAAAACCAACCAAGCCTCCCGTAACAAGGAGGCTTTTTCAACAACACATTATGAAACACACAATAAATTACTTAGGACATGAATTTGAATATAGGTTTAGTTACTCATCAGGGAGACCAGCAACTCACGAAGACCCAGCAGAATATGAAGAATTTGAAATATACGACCCAACACTAAATGGAATTGATGCAAGTGAGTTACTTGAATGTCAATGGAATGACTTTGAAGAAACGGTAATTAAATACCTAAAAGACTAATGGAAAATATAGCAGCATTTTTAGTAGGATGTTTCTTCGTACTATTTATATGGGTAAACACTTGGATTTACCAAGAGTGGAAGGATAAGTTGAAATAACGGTATTGCTATGAGTAGTTAAGGAATGAAATACCGATTTTCTAAATTGAAAATTGATATAAAAAGGACAGAGAACAAATCTTTAAATCAAAGACTGTTGCCTTAATTACTTATAGCTATTGTTATATTATCGGCTTTTTTAAACACAATTATTAATTATAAACTAAATCAAAATGAAATTTAACAAATCACAAAAAATTTCTTTAAAAGTTATTTTACTTTTCACAATCGCAATATTTTCAACATTTGTTGGCGATTATTTACACTCCTTTTTAGGAGATTGGAAATGTTTAGGAAGTGGAACTCCAAATGATAGTATTTACAATACTATTTATAAACATTGTAATTACGCTGAATGTGGATTTCACGACCCAACTTGGCATTGGGGATATAGACATTGGTTATATTTAGTTATGTGCATTACCTTATTTATTATTCAAATTATAGATATTATTTCTTTTACGGATTCCGACCAAGCTGAGTGATAACGTTATGTGGCTATAAGCAGTTGCCAATAAAACTGCCTTAACTTTCAATTTATAAACAATGAATACAAGTACAAGACTATTTTCAAAATTAATACATAAGTGGCAATTGCTTATAACCGCTGTTATGTGCCGTTTTTCTTTTCACGATTGGGAAATTTATAAATGGTCGATATTTAAAGATAACAGATGTAAAGTATTGCTTGAAGAAGGATTTAGTAGAAGATGTGCAGTTTGCGATAAAAAACAAACTCTTAAAAGACCAAAAAAATATCACCCAAGTAAATACGTTTGGATGGAATAGAATGGCACATAACGTTTTGCGTGTATAAGAAGTGGCGGATTTTGAAACCGAAACGTTAAGCAAACGCAAAACTTAATTATAATTACAAAACTTTAAATTAACCGAGAACCCGACATTTTTTATACACGCTGTTAGTGGCTGGGCTTTTCACAAAATTAAATAAAAATGACAAATATTGAAAAATTAAAGGTACTTGGAATTTTAGGCGAAGTAAGACAAAGACAAGGTGCTGACGACCAAAATGATAATACCTATGATGAAGACATTAATGAAATGGATAATTCAAAACTTATTGAGCAATGGTGTGGGTGGCATCTTGGAGATGGTAGTTGGTGGACTGATATGAAATATAAGTTTGATAAACTTGTTGATATGGATAATCGTTCTTAGCCTTGCCACTAACGTTTTGCATATAAGCGAAGGCAATTGCCGATAAAAAATAATAATTAAATTAATCATAAATAATAACAAAATGAAAACAAAATTTAAATTCAAGACCCAATTAATTGCTTGCGCTTATGTGCTGTTAGCAGTTGTTTTATTTGTCGGATGCACCGAAAAAGAATCAAATTCTATTAACAGGAAGTCCAATAACAGAATAAAATTGATTGATGAAAGAGTTATAAATGGATACAGATATTCAATTATAGAAGTTGATTCTGTTGAATATCTAACACAAGATAAAGGCGGATTTGTGCGATTGGGAAAATAACTGCTAACGTTTCGCATTTTGTGGCAATTGCGGAAAATTTAACACCAACCATACAAATATAGACTAAACTTTAAATTAAAAAACAATGCTTGAAAATAAACCTAAACCCCGCAATTGCCACAAAATGCTGTTAGCAGTAGCTTTGTTCTTTAAGGTTCGTAAATTTTCTAATTATGATAAATACTATTTTGGTTTTCATAACGGATTTTTTAGAATAGGTAAGAATATTAAAAAAGGTCATTATGTATATTTATTTTTTGACTTCACAACTTTTTCATTTAGGCAATTACACAAAGGAATTAAGTTGCCAATTACAGGATTACAGATAACAATTTGGTGCATAATTTTTAATTTATTATGGATTCCATTTAGATTTATAACTTTTATTCCATTGATGTATCTTGATGGTGCAAGAAATTTTATAGTTGATTCCGCTTGGTATCAAAATGTAAGGCTTTTTAATTGGATAAATTTTATAGCATTAATTATTCTGATTTGCGTTACGCTTTTCAAAAGTTACTGCTAACGGTAAAGCATTGGCGTTTGTTGCCGATGCACAAAAGTTGAACAGAATTACTAATGATTAAAATTTATACAAAATGTCAAACAAAGAACTAAACGGCAATAACGCCAATGCAATGTTAGCTGCTGGCTGGATTTCTGTAAAAGACAGACTACCAGATGGAGGTAAGTATGTCAAAGTATTAACTTATACAGAATGGGGCGAGGGTATTGAATATTGGAAGGGGACGCATTTTGAAAGTGAATACCCAGTCAAAGAAGCCACTGTAACACATTGGATGGAGTTGCCAAGTCCGCCAGCTTGCAGCTAACGTTTGCAACTTGGCGAGGTTGCTGACTTCGGAAAAATAAAACTTCAACTTAAAATAAAATATGATGCGAAACGAAAACGTGAATGAACCACAAAATCAGCAATCTCGCCAAACGCTTGTTATGTGATGGTTTCTTTAACATAAGTTCTAACAAATCCCTTAACAAAATACAGATAATTAAAATGGTGTTAAAGCCAATAAAAACAATAATACAGATAAAAAATGGACAATACAGAGAAATTAATGGATACAATGGAAAGTTTAATCCAACAATTAAACGAAACCGAATTAGCAATACCGAGTGTAAAACAAGGAATAAATCCTGATGCTTATTATACCGTTAAAGAATTAGCGGAAGTTTTAAATGTAAGCGTAAGAACAATTCAAACGTGGCGTGATAAAACTAAAATAATCTACATTCAAATAAAAATGAATGGAGAAGAAAGCACAAAAGGAACAGTTTATTTTCAAGGTCAAGATATTATTAATTTTTTAAACTTACATAAACAGAAGTAATATGAAAATAATAAATAGAATTTTAGAAGTTAAAATATTAAGACCAATATTAATTCCAATAATGACTTTTTTTGGTTTTTTCTACATCATTATAGACTACATATTTAATATTGAAGAATAATTAATTTAAAAATAAAAAAGATGCTAATTACAAAAAAGAAACGAAAAGTAAGATTAGGGAATTGCCCTATTGGATTATTTTTATTTGGAGAAACAATTTGTCTAAAAACAGAATATCGGTCAAACGGAAAGCCTGAATGCTTTATAGTTTCTTCTGGAGAATTTTTCTGCGGAGGTGTAACTGATAATGATGAATATTTTGATTTATTTGTAATTCCTTTAATCATTGATTTTAATTTTTTTAATAAAGTAGAAAAAGCTATTAAAATCATAAACGATTTACATATAGATGAAACTTCAAAACAAGGTGGGATTTCAGCTTTAAAATTAGTTTGTAATGAACGATAGATATTACATAGACAAACTGACTTATAAAGTTGGAGAAGTGGTTTTATATCACGGTAAAAAACATAAAATAGTTCATATTCACGAAGACGGACTTGTAAATTTAGAAGATGGATGGTTTTATATTTTTGGATGTCATCCGAATATGTTTTATAAAATAAACGTCTCTGAAACTATCACATAACGGTTGAGTGTATGAGTAGTAACCGATTTAGAAGTACAAAAGTTTGAATTAAAGATAATGTTAAATAGAAGTAGTAACTTAAATAAACCACATAACTCGGTTATTACTTATACACTTTGTTATGTATCGTTTTTATTATGGAAAATTTAGAAAAGATGTTAGATTGGTTGGTGGATTTAGATATACAACATTATAAAACGGAATCATTTCCTGATTATAAACCAAGTGGTAATTCTCATTTCTACCTTAAAGGTTCACCTGAAAGATTTACAAGTATGGAAATGATTAAAATTTTCCATAACCAAGCGGATGGTGAATTGATGGAAAGATGGAATTATGCTATTGCTGATATAATGCGTAAGAAAAAATGATACATAACGTATGGTGCTATACTTAGTGCCGATTTATGAAAACGAATGTTAATTATTAAAAACAAAAAGATGTTAGAAAACGATAATACAGAGAATGAGGCATTGAGTATAGCACGTGTTACAAGTAGTCCTTTTCGTGTTTTGAATTTATATGCTTGTTTAGGTGGTAATAGACTGCTATGGGAAGATTGTGAAGTTACAGCCGTAGAACTTGACCCGGAAGCAGCAAAATTGTATCAAGAGAGATTTCCAAATGATAAGGTAATTGTAGCGGATGCACACCAGTATTTACTTGATAATTATAAAGAATTTGATTTTATATGGAGTTCGCCACCTTGTCCAAGTCATTCAAGAGCCAGGTATTGGAATAGTTCAAATTATGAAACTACAACAGAAGCAATTTATCCCGATATGAAATTATATCAAGAAATTTTGTTTTTACAGCATTATTATAAAACAGGTAAATGGGTTGTTGAAAATGTAATCCCTTATTATGAGCCATTAGTTCCTGCGATAAAAAGAGGTCGCCATTTGTATTGGACAAACTTTAAATTACCTAACGATTTAGGAGATAGAAGATTTGCTATTTCATCTGCTAAACAAGAATTAAAAGGATTGTGTGAATTTCATAAATACGATTTTACCAAATACAAAGGAGAACAACCGATGCTTAAAATGGCTCGTAACCTGGTAGATTATGAAGCAGGAAAAACAATCTTTAATACTGCAAGAGGAATAATTTCTAAATCAAATATTAATCAAGTAACGATGTTCGACGATGTTGCTTAGGATTACTTGTAACGATACTTGTATAACTGTCAGGTGGGGGATTGAAAGCTCCGAACCTTCACATTGACACTAAACTAAATTAGGAGCAATAACTTGCAATGTGGCACACAGCCCCCACTTGCAGTTATACAATGTTAGTGGCTGGCGTTTTAAACTGCTTAAATTATGGCACGTAAACACAATGAGGACGAAGTGCTTTTCCAGCTTCGCAAAAAACACGATGTAAGAGTAACCCAAAACAAAGAGGTTCTCGTGTTAAATGGAAAATCGAACAAAGGACAATTTCGGCCACAACACGACTTAGGTAATGGCTCGTGGGGTAAAATTGATTTCCTTGTAAATCATTGCGGTTACAGACAAATGTTTGTGGCTGAATGGTAAAGTGTTTTTGGCGAAGCGTGGGGCGGAGTGCTGTCCTACGCTTGCCACTAACTCCTAAATAAACGCTATAAATGTATTACAATTATGAAACTACTCAATAAAACAAAGGTTATAAGGATTTCAGAAACACAATTAAAAACGCTTCAAAAAATGAAGTATTATAACGTTGATGTAGGTAAGTTCATTCGTGAAGCAATACAGGAAAAGATTAAACGAGAATACAAAGAATTAATATTAAAAAACAAAAAATCGGATTGTCCGTTTTAAAATTATGGAAATAACTATCTTCAAAAACATCAAGTCAACATCAACACCATTCTTTAAAACGATTGGGGTTATGCTTGACAGAATACAGAACGGTGCCTCTAAAGACATTGTTGAAGGTATTCGTAACGAGAAGGATAAGTCTACAAGAAATATACTTAAGCAACAACTACCAGCGGTATGTTTCTCAGGTAAGTTTACAAAGCGTGAGGATAAGGCTATTTTAGAGCACTCGGGATTCATTTGCCTAGACTTTGATGGTTATGCTACCGAGAAAGAAATGAAGGTTGATAAGGCTCTAATTTCAAAGAATAAGTACACCTACTCAGTATTTGTTTCTCCGTCAGGGAACGGACTAAAAGTAATTGTTAAAGTGCCAAGAGACATTGAGAACCACAAGAACTACTTCAACTCGCTTGAGAAACACTTCAACTCAAAATATTTCGATAAGACGTCCAAGAACATATCACGTGTATGCTATGAGTCATACGACCCAGAGATTTATGTGAACACATCTAGTGAGTTATGGAATACACTGTCTGAGCACGAGTATATAGAGATGGATAGGGATACCTCTAAACCTACTATTCCAATCACTAACGAGAACAAGATTATCGATATTCTTATGAAGTGGTGGACTAAAAAGTATGGGCTTGTAGATGGTGAGCGTAATAATAACGTATTCATATTAGCATCAGCATTCAATGACTATGGTGTAAGTAAGTCGCTTGCTGAGTATGTGGCAGGTCAGTTCGACAGTCAAGACTTCCCAATTCAAGAAATAAGAACTATCATCGACTCAGCCTACAGACAGACACAGAAGTTCGGTACAAAGTTTTATGAAGACGATGATAAGTTAACGCAAGTTCGTCAGAAGATTAAACGCGGTGTATCTAAGAAAGATATCAAGTCAGAGCTTATGGAGCTTAACATATCGGAGAACGCAATTGACGATGTGATTGATACCATTGACAGAGACGAGGCAACTCAGAAGTACTGGATCAAGTCAGACAAGGGTGCCATCAGCATCATTCACTACCTATTCAGAGAGTTTTTGGAGGACAATGGATTCTTCAAATACATGCCGAATGGTGGTAAGAGTTACATCTTTGTAAAGGTAACGAACAACCTCATCGACCACACGTCAGAGGATGAGATCAAGGACTTCGTACTAAACCACCTACAGACCGTAGATGATCTGTCAGTGTACAACTACTTCGCTGATAAGACTAGGTTCTTTAAGGAAGACTTCCTATCGCTACTATCTTCTGTTGATGTATACTTCATGGAGGACGACAAGGATAATGCGTACCTTTATTACAAGAATTGCGCTGTCCGCATAGACAAGGACAATATTGATATTATTGACTATATCGACCTTGGTGGTTATATCTGGGCAGATCAGGTTATAGATAGAGATTTCAACATTTGTGAGATCACAGACTGTGACTTCAAGACATTTATAGCAAACGTATCAAACGATGAGCAGACTCGCATTGACTCTCTTGAGAGCACGATTGGATTCCTTATGCACGGATACAAGAATTTATCTTATTGTCCTGCCGTTATTCTAAATGACGAGGTAATAACAGATAATCCAGAGGGAGGAACAGGAAAGGGGTTATTTACCAATGCAATATCTCAGATGAAGAAGCTGGCATTCATTGACGGTAAGAGCGTGAACTTCGATAGTTCATTTCCATACCAGACAGTATCGGTTGATACACAGGTACTTGCGTTTGACGACGTTAAGAAACACTTTAACTTTGAGAGGCTGTTCAGTGTGATCACAGAGGGTATAACCTTAGAGAGAAAGAACAAAGATGCGATGCATATCCCGTTCGCGAAGTCTCCTAAGATTATTATCACGACTAACTACGCCATCAAGGGTAAGGGTAACTCATTCGAGAGACGTAAGTGGGAGCTGGAGTTCAAGCAGTTCTACACCAAGGAGTTCACGCCATTGGTTGAATTCGGTAGATTGTTATTTACTGAGTGGGATAATGGTGAGTGGTGTAAGTTTGATAATTATATGATTAAAAGTTTACAAGCATATTTAACTACAGGTTTAGTTAAGAGTGAGTTTGTTAATCTTAAGATTCGTAAGTTATCAGCCGATACGTGCCACGAGTTTATTGAATGGGCTGGACTAATGGATAATAAACCAACAATCGCATTAGGAGAAACGCTATACAAGCAAGATTTATACCTTGACTTTATCCAAGACAATCCAGACTTTGCACCAAAGGCTAAGATGACTATATCACGGACTATCTTTTACAAGTGGTTAGTATCTTACGGACTATTTGTTACAGGCGTTATGCCGACAGAAGGACGTAATAACACGGGTAGATGGATTAAGTTCAAGGGCGAAAAAGAAGAAATTAATAACGATGAAATACCTTTTTAAATTATGACATTAAAAGAAAAGTTTGAAGATGTTGAATGGATAAATGAAGATTCTGGAATAGCACACGGAATTGAAAATGAAAACGGATTGGAACAATGCGAAAAAATAGCAGATGAATTTGCTATTGGATTTGCAGAGTGGATAACACAAGCAGAATTGCCTTTAAAAGAACTATTAGAAATCTATAAAAAACAAATAAGATGAAACAAACAGCAGTAGAGTGGTTATTCGAGCAATTTATTAGCGGTTCATTACCTAAAAAAGGGTTACTTGAACAAGCTAAAGAAATGGAAAAGCAACAGATTGAAAATGCTTTTTATAAAGGAATACAAGAACAAACAGCAAGAGTAGTATTGAATTGTTTAGCCACATCGCCTGAGCAATACTACAACGAAACATTTAATAATGACCAACTTTAAATGGTGTATAGAGAATGACTTTCAGGTATATATCGTACCTGAACATTCGTTTGCAAGAATATGCGTTAGAAAGGGCGGTATAACATCAGAAGGAAAGGACTTTTACTATACGAATGGAGTAAAAGTAAACACATTAGAGAAAAGAGGAACAGTACTTTACAAATCTCAACTTTTAGCATCTAAAGAATTAGAAAAAGTATATAAATATTTAAGATATGGAAAAATATAAAAACGGATTAGAATTACTCATAACGTTTCAATTAGGAAATGAATTAGCCGATGATTACCGATTAAAAGGCAAGGCTAAAATGTACTATAATATGCTAACTAAAGAAATCGAGAAAGAAGTGTCTAATAAATACAACGAGATTTACGCTAAAGACCCTGAACTTGTAACAAATTCAATACGGTTCAAGCACAGATTAATTCAGCAAATAGCGTCTTTAAACGAACCAGATTCAATCCTTTTCTCTGAGTTCACGGACAGGTTCATTAAGAACATAGATATCGCAAGAAAAAAAGGACTAATATTTTTTGATAAGTTGATATGAATGTACTTAGACCATACCAACAAGAACTTTCAACTCAAGCAGCTGAGATATTATTAGATAAAAAGATAGTCTACCTAAACTTTTCGCCACGAGTAGGTAAGACACTAACAGCTCTTGAAACGTGTAAGAAAGTAAATGCATGGAACGTATTGTTTATTACTAAGATTAAAGCGTTTAGTTCTATTCTAGGTGATTATGATAATTTTGGATATAGCAATAAATTCATTATCACTATTATAAATAAAGAGTCAATTCACAAGATAGACAGAAACGATTTTGATATAGTAGTAGCTGATGAAGCTCACGGTCTTTTTGCAACATATCCCAAGCCAAACAACTTCTATAAGATTTACAAGAAACGTTTCGGTCATTTACCGATTATTATGTTAAGTGGCACAATGTCGGTTGAGAGTGGTTCACAGATATTCCATCAGTTTCAAGTTTCAGACTATTCACCGTTTCGCAAGTACACTAACTTTTATAAGTGGGCAAGAGACTTCGTAATACCAGGAATGAAGTACACAAGCTACGGTCCTACGCCTGATTATTCAAATTGCAATATGATAGAGGTAAATAAAATTATAGAGCCTTATATACTAC